GATACAAGGTCGTCTTATTGTCAAAGAATATCCTACAGCATCAGCACATGCAGGACATTTTAAAGCGTTACTAGATGAATTAAAACTTAAAAGAAACTTTGTTCCTGATATAATATTTATTGATTACTTGAATATTTGCGCTAGTAGTAGATTCAAGGCAAACACCTCGGCTAATTCTTACACTATTATTAAAAGTATTGCAGAAGAGTTGAGAGGTTTGGCAGGTGAATTCAATGTTCCTATTGTTACAGCTACACAAACAACTCGCAGTGGTTATGGTAACAGTGATGTAGAACTCACAGACACCTCAGAATCTTTCGGTCTTCCTGCTACAGCAGATATCATGGTTGCTCTTATAAGTACTGAAGAGTTAGAGCAACAAGGTGTGATAATGGTAAAGCAGTTGAAGAATCGTTATTCTGATCCTACTACAAACAAAAGATTCATGATCGGTGTTGATAGATCAAGAATGAAATTATTTGATTTGGAAGATGCACAAGCAGGCCTTACTGATTCGGGTGCTTCTAAGCAAGATGATACACCTGTATTTGATAGAGGCAAAGAAGAAAGTAATTATGACGGATTTAAGTTTTGATTTTTATAAATAATAGTAGTCAACAGAGGACACTATTATGGCAGAAGAAAAACTTACCGTTGAAGTATCTAAAGAATTAGAAGATGCTGATTTAAACAGTGATGGTCATCTTTCAAAAGTTGAAATGGAGTTGATGTTGGACGCTAAAAGAAAGCGATTAGATGATGAAGATGCAATGCGAGATGCCCAGCGAAAAATGGCTTGGTTCGCATTAGGTGGAATGCTTTTGTATCCATTTGCTGTAGTTATGGCAGAATTAGCAGACCTTCCAACAGCGTCTACGACTCTCGGAGATATGGCACCAACCTATTTTGTGTCAGTAGCAGCGATTGTAGCAGCCTTCTACGGCAAGACTGCATTTGAGAGTAAGAAAGAGTAACACCCAATCTAAAATAAAGCACAGGCGCTCTGAGAGCGTCTGAGGCTTCCTCTAAGTTATTGATTTTATTGTACATTTAATTCTTGACATTTGATCTCAATTACATTATAATTAAGGTATAAAATAAATTAATAATTCTCTAACCCATTGATTTTTAAGTAATTTTTATTTAAAATAATGCTTGACATTTGGTATGGCATTTGCTATAATAACGGTATAAAATGATGAAACGACTTGTGAGGAGTCATTATGGATAATTTGACTGGAGTTAGTGCAATTTTCGACGATAGAGACACCAAGGATTCTCTTGGTTATAGTGTCGTTCCCGGTGGCATAGACGCTGGTCGCTATGCCACTCCTGCGGCCGCAATGCAGGCTTATGCGGACGAGATTCACGGTCTTATTAGCGACCTGTCAAAGGACGCTATGGGTGTACGTCTTCGTACCGACTTTTCAGATGCTAGTTTCTTCCAGATGGAGATGGAAGCCGATTACTGGGCTTCTTGCGTAGAGCGAGAAATCAATGGTGACCTGCAGGCGAAAGAGGAGTCTGCGGAGGCTTTCAATAAGTATGCACCTGACGCTGAGACCGCCCAGCGTTGGATGGGAGACTCTGGTCTATTTTCTATTTAAAAAATGCTAGTTGTATATAGGAGTTATTATGTTCGCATTACTTATCAAAGATAGTTTTTACGAAGACAATTTTATATCCGACGAACGATATGAAACTGTAGACGAAGCCAACAAAGTGGCTGATAATCTCATAAATTCTTGTGAAAATATAGAAATAGACATTATTTCAGTTTGAGGAAAATATAATGAATAGTTGTGCATACCCATGCCAAACAGAAATGAAGAAGTATCATCTAAAAGGAACTCTGAGTGGGTTAACCACCACTGAAACAATGGGCTTCATGACCTGGAAAGATGCTACTACATGGGCAGGTTCAGTAACAACAAGTACCAAAGTACCTTATGTTGTTTTGGAAATGCGTAATCTTGAAACAGATGAAATTGAAGAATTTTAATGCTTGACATTGTATTGGTAATTCTATATAATGTTTGTATTCTTAAAGAATTTGGGAGTGATCCTAAATAGCGACCTAAAAGTCGTTTTATTTTAATGTTAATAAAGGTGATTTTATTATGGCTAGAACTAACAACAATGCTACAACTCAGAACCAGAATCAGAAGATTCTTAATTTTCTTCGTTCAGGTCAATCTTTGTCTGAAAAACAAGCAGTTGCAATGTTTGGCGTTAATCGTGTAAGTGCCCGTGTTGCAGAGCTTCGTGCTGCAGGACAGCCAATTTACACTAATGTAAATGCTAACACCGGTGTAACTTCATATCGTCTAGGTCGCCCTAGCCGTGAGATGATTGCCGCGGCATATGCAGCAGCTGGCGCTTCAGTATTTAGCTAGTAGATTGGATCTTCCTGGGCAAGAGTCTAAACTGCCCATTTTTTTATTTTTCTGTATTTCAAAGGGTATGTTGTGGCTAATCATGTAGACAATTTTTTGGTTATTGATTCTAAAGTTCCTGAAGCTATAGAAGAATTTAACAAAGTTTTTTCTTTGATGGAGGAGCATGATGCTTCTGGTCTAGAATTTTCTCACTTCTTACCTTCTTGGGGTGAAGAATATCCTACTAGAGACTATATGGAAGAGACTATAGGAGCTAAGTGGGCATACGTGGACGAGGCAGGAGATGATTATGTTGTAGTGATGTCTGCTTGGTGTAGTATCCTCCCATATGTCAAACAACTAGGTCTTTTTCTGTCAGAGTTTGATCCAGATATTTCTATTTCTTGCAGATACATCGATGAATATTATAATTTTTCTGGTGTAATTGTATATCACAAAGAAACTATTGATTATGAAGAAGAGAGCAAATCTTGGTTCGTTGAGAAAAGGTGTAAAGAATTGGGTATTGAAACTGATGATTGGGATGAATCTGAAGATGATATCTATCTTGATGAGTACATAACAGAGCACCTAAATGAATGGGGCAAGGGATTGAAGGAAGGAATAATTGAATGTAGTTTAGATTGGGGGTCATGATGTCTAAAACATTAGCAGAAAGGAGAATAGCTTACTGTTTACTGGCTAGTAAACGCACTGCGGATGATTACTTTAAAGAATATTGGAGATCAGTTGCCGCTAGTGTAGCATCTACATATAATATCGATATAGAAAAAATAGAAAGAAACCCAGAATCATTTTTAAAGGTGCCCGAAACTGTTCATTAAAACTACTTCAGTACCCCGTAAAGTTTGACCCCATGTCTTTTCATAGAGGCCTGGGGTTTTTTTATTAATTTTTAATATATTATAAATAAGAGTATGATTAATTTCAAAAAATTTCTCTCAGAATCGTCAAATGACGATAAGTTGACGCACCTTGAACACGTGGAAGACCATGTCGTTCACGGAGGTTCAGACGGATTTGCTCACGCTTTTCATACTCTTAATGGTGTACACGAGAAGCTAAGGGGAAAAGATAACGATACAAAAATTACTATGAAGTATGACGGCAGTCCTTCTGTAGTTTTTGGGAAACATCCAGAATCTGGTAAATTCTTTGTTGGTTCTAAATCTGTATTCAACGAAAAGCCTAAGATAAATTACACACACGAGGACATACAGAAAAATCATGGTCATGCTCCTGGTTTAGTTTCTAAACTAAAAGCGGCGTTAGATCACCTTCCAAAAATACATGACGGAAAAGGAATATATCAGGCCGACATTATGCATTCTGGAGATGTCAAGCACGAAGGACATCGTGTATCATACAAGACAAATACGATCACCTATCATCATCCTGCTGATTCAGAACACGCACAGAAAGCAGTGAATTCTAAGATAGGGGTTGCTGTACACACTGCCTACGAAGGCAAAAAGTTTGAGGACATAAAAGTCAAACAAGGTCATGTTCCTGAGTTACAAGGCCATGCAGATGTACACCAGTTACCTATTCATCATGATGTATCTAAGGCAGTTTACACACAAGACCATCAAGCACAATACAAGAAGCACTTAGATGCAGCAGTCGAAGCGTATAAGAAGACGCCGAAAGAAGCACATGAAGCAGTGTCAAAGCATGTAAAACCTATCAAAACTTACATGAACGCTACAGTAAGAGACGGCTCTACCCCTTCACACGAAGGGTTTGCTAAACATTACTCTACTGCAATGAAAAAGAAAGTTTCTGGTGTAAAAACAGAGGCAGCAAAGGCAAGGCATACTAAGACTCATGATGACAAGATGGACCATGTAAATAAGAACAAAGAACATATTGAAAGCGTTGTAGCAATGCAACAACATCTACAAAAAGCAAAAGGGGTTCTTACAGACGCTCTCAATTCACACAACACAATCGGACACGAAATAGCAGGCTCACCTACAAGTCCTGAAGGATATGTAGTGCATCACAATGACAAGCCATCTAAGTTTGTCCATCGCCATGAATTCAGTGCTGCTAATTTTGCTAGGGCAGGTGACTAATGGCTGATAAGCACATGGTATTCTCTTTCGGTAGGTTCAATCCTCCTACCGCAGGGCATAGTAAAGTAGTAGATCATGTTGTCAAGACGGCAGACAAACACGGTGCGGACCATCGTGTTATTGTTAGTCATTCACAAGATAAGAATAAGAATCCACTACATTCGGATCATAAATTATCTTATTTGAAGCATGTTCATCCTAATGTCAATGTACAGGCATCAAGTAAAGAACATCCTCACTTTATGGCACATCTAACTAAGATGCATAAAGAAGGTTATTCTCATGTGACAATGGTAGCTGGATCAGATAGAGTTCAGGAGTTTCAAAAACTCGCTGATAAATACAACGGCCCTGATGGTTCTTATAACTTTAAGAAAATTAAAGTTGTTTCTGCTGGACATCGTGATCCAGATGCAGAAGGAACTGAGGGTGTTAGTGGTACTAAGATGCGGGCACATGCTGGCAATAACGATTATAAATCATTTAAATCAGGATTGCATCCTTCTGCATCTGATGAACACGCTAAAAAACTTTTCCATTCTACAAGAAGTGGAATGGGATTGCATGAAGGACAAACTAGATTATCTTTTGGAGCATTTTTAAATGAAAGTAGAAGAAGTATACCAACAACTTAAATCTGACGAAGGCGTTAGATATAAAATTTATGAAGACCATTTGGGCCTAGCCACTTTCGGTATCGGTCATTTAGTAACCGCAAAAGATCCTGAATACGGTCAGCCTATCGGTACTGAAGTCTCTGAAGATAGAGTGAGAGAATGTTTTGAAAGAGATTTAGACACTGCTATCTCAGAGTGCGGAGTACTCTATGGTAAAGAAGAATTTGGCAATTTTCCTGAAGAGGTACAGCAAGTTCTGGTAAACATGATGTTTAACATGGGAAGACCTCGCCTCACTCAATTTAAAAATTTCAATAGATATATTGGTGAGAGAGATTGGGTAAGGGCAGCACATCATGGTAGAGATTCTAGGTGGCATAAGCAGGTTACAAACAGAGCAGAACGATTAATGATGCGATTAGATGTATTGAAAGGAGTAGCGTGATGTTATCTCCCGAATTTTACCACCATGCCCTTCTTTCAAGGCTTGCATATAAAGACCTTGACAAAGAAGTAAGAAAAGAATGGAAAGCACTAGGATATACTAGTGTTAAGTTTTTTGATATAGAAGGCGCCCAGGTATATGTCTTGGGAAATAAAGAAAGAATCACTGTAGCTTTCCGTGGAACTGAGCCTAGAGAGAAAAGTGACATCTTTGCAGACCTTGAAATTACACATGAACGTGGTTTTCACGAAGGATTCTATGAAGAGTATGAAAAGTTAGAACTTTCCGTACATGGTGAAGTTGCTAAACTAAAGGGTCGCAAGAATCGCCCTGTTTATGTAACAGGTCATAGTTTGGGTGCAGCTATTGCTTCTATTTTCTGTTTTCATTATCCTGAAGCTGAGGCTCTTTATACATACGGCTGTCCTCGTAATGCAACGTGGTCAAAGTCCAAAGAGTTGAAAGTGCCTCATTATAGATGTGTGAATAACAACGATATTGTAACTAGCATTCCTCCTGCTTGGATTAATTATAAGCATCACGGAGAACTTAATTACATAAATTTTTATGGCAATGTTAGAAAAATGACGACCTGGCAACGATTCAAAGATTCGTGGAGAGGGCGCAGAGCCGCTTGGAAGAAAGGTGAAGTATTTGACGGAATTTACGATCACAGTATGGACGAGTATTGTAGATTTTTAAAAGACAACGACTAGGAGTAAATACAAATGTGGATGATTTTGGTTAGAGCCGCTGCAACAGGAGTATTCGGATCCGCATTTGGTAAATGGTTTTTGAAAACCAGAATGGGAGTTTGGTTTCAGTACAAATTAGAGACTTACTTAAACTACTTAGCTAATAAATATAATATAAAAATTGCTAAAAAGGAAGATAAGTGGAAATCAGATTATCCTATCATAGCTGGTAAGATAGATGAAATACCAAAACTAAAAACTAAAGTCGCTAAACTAGAAGAAGAAATAAAAATACTTAAATCTGACTCATCTGGTGTAAAAAGGGTGGTCAGAAAGAAAAAAGTGTCTAAAAAATGAATAAGATAATAAAAACAAAATGGAGTTTCAGGGATTGGTTTTCAGCGGCTGTCCAGCCTTTACTTATTTTAAGTTCCATGTTATTAGTAGCAAGCATGACATTATCTGGTTCTATTTACAAAGAACTCTTCAATGCCGTGATGATTGTTCTCCCTATTCCTCTCTGCTTAATAGCAGAAAAAATCTGGACTAAGAGAAAGGATTGGTTGCTTGAACCACACGAACTAGCTGAAGATGCTATTTGGTTAGCCGGAGCTGCTTTCTTAATGGTGCCACTTTATAGTAACATTTATAGGACACCCATCTCAGAAGGATTTAAGGCAATCAGAGATGTTTCTCCGTTACAAATTAATTTAGAGTCAACAACAGTGCTTGGATTAATTGGTTGTGCGCTTGTTGTAAAATTAGTTGCTAGTTTTATTTATTACTGGCTGCATCGAATACAGCATGAATCCTTATTCTGGTGGAGAATGCATGCCACGCATCATCACATTACGAAGATGGGTTGTATGCGAGGTGACAGAACACATCCACTTGAATATATAGGACTTGTGATAGGCACACCTATAGCTTTAGCTTTATTAGGTGCAAGCGATAGTGTTATGGCGGTTGCAGGAGCATTTGGCATATGGAACGGAACTTTAAATCACTCTAATCTGCCTCTGAAATCTATGCCTGTATATGACTGGATTTTTGCTACAGCACAGCAACATCATGTGCATCATGCACATCTGCGAAGACAGGCAGATTCTAATTACGGATGTAACATCATATTGTGGGATAGGCTGTTTGGTACATATTGCGGAGATTTCACTGAAGGACAAATTGGTGCAGGTAAAGCTGTGCCATTATCAATAAAAGATCAGTTAGGAATGGCTTTTTACTCGGATGAAAAGCTGAAGAGTCTTTAAATTTAGGGGAAACAGATGGACTGGATAAAAGATAGACTAAGCGAAAGAACTACTTTAGACGGCGTTGCATTGATCGTTATTTGTGGAAGCGTACTTGTTCTCGGTGGGCTTGTAGAGATGGCTGCTTGGGCAGGCCTTGCTTATGGCATTTTTACTGCTGTAAGAGGTGAGTAATGAAATCCTTCAAAGAATTTTTAGAAGAAGCAACGAACATAAACCAAAGTCAAATAGACCAAGCTAAGAAAAGGCTTGAATTTGCTAAGGTTATGAGAAAAAAAGCACAAGAAAATGAAAAAGAACGTGCTGCTACTAAATCATCATATGGTGTCAAACCTTTGTCTCGATCTACACAATCTGTACAGTCAGAAGACAAGGGCATGGAAGGCATGACACAGAAAGACGGTCATAAGCGTCCTACTGATAAGGGTGCAGGGCTGACAAAGAAGGGTGTTGAGAAATACCGAAAACAGAACCCTGGTAGTAAACTGCAAACTGCTGTGACTACTCCTCCTAGTAAACTTGACCCTGACAGCAAAGCAGCGAAAAGGCGTAAATCATTCTGTGCAAGATCACGTGGTTGGACGGGCGAGAGAGGCAAAGCAGCCCGTAGAAGGTGGAACTGCTAGTGGGATTTAAATTTGCATTAGTAATGCTTCTTCTTATGCTGGGTATGGGATTTGTAGGTAGTTGGTACTATAAAGACACTCAGTCAAGATTGATGCAGCTTAGAGAAAATGCTACACGATTAGAACTTGCAGCCAAGACTAGTGAAGAAACTATTGGCAGGCTACAAG